AACAAGAACGCCGTCACTTGGTCAATGTGCGGGTAAATCTTGTTGTAGTGCGCCGGGCTTTCCTCCGGGCCAGCACCAAACAGATACCAAGAGCGCAAGCTGCTGTAATCCGCCTTACGCTCTTCCCGAGACACCAAACACTTCTGGATCAAATCAAGATACAGGGTTTCGCGCTCAATAGGGTCCTTGGGAATTATCACGGCTTAATCCCTCTTGATGGCAAGATTCTCATGGTCTCCTACATAACTTGCCGTCCGGGGTCCACGCAATTCGCCCGCATCCCTTGGATTGAAGCCCACGCTCTCACCGCGAATAGACTTGATAGCGCCGCCCATAACCGACTGCATGCTGTGCCCCGCACCGCCGCCCCAGATCACGCCAGAGCCGCGGGGAGGCTCGGGGGGCTGCTCTACAGGCGGAGCGTTGTTGCGGGTCAGGTATCCATCCTGATGCTCGCCCTCGCGCGTGCTTTTCAAGTTGGTCATGTTAAACTCCTTCGCCAGCCCCTTCAGGTTGGCATCGTTGCGCTTGGTCTTGTCAGACAGGTAGGCCGGGGCCTTCAGGAAAGCCACCTTGATGCCGTCCAAGCAACCATGCGTGCAGACAGCCTCCCATGACTCAAAGAACCCGTGCTTAGGGCACTTGTAGTGGCGCTTAATCATTTCAACTGTTCCTTCAGCGTGGGCGTCATGTAGTTTGCCCGGTTTTTCATTCCCACATCCAGACGGATTTGCCCGTCCACAACTTGCAGCCCAACGCTTGGCCGCATGTCCAACTTAGGCTCCCGCCTGTACCTGATGCCCTTGGTGCGATTAGGGCGCTGGTAAACCTCTATCAGCCCCGCTTCCCACTCATGCGCAAACTTGCTCAACGCGGACTGCACCCAGTCTTGCATCGGGCGATTGCCGCGCCTTGCCACCTCTTCCAACGTCTTCTTTGAAACACCGGTAAACTCCACCAGCAACTCCATGCCGATGCCGCGCTCCTTATCCGCCCAAAAGCGGCGAAACCACTCTATCAGCTCCTTCTTGGGCCGCAGCGCAAACATCACATACCAAGCCCAATGTTCTTGAGGTACTTGCTCACCACCGTGCGCTCCCGGCCACGCTCTTCCGCATCCAACTCATCCAGCGCCCGGTTGCGCAGCTTGGTCAGGTTCATGGCTATCAACCGCGGCTGCAACTGCTCAGCATACGCCGCCGCCGCCAACGCAGAAGCAATCACCCGGTCATCCTTACCGCGCCCAGCCGCCGCAATAGTGCCGTCCTGCCGGGTCACCGTCTTCATTTCATCCAAGGTATCCATCGACCGCACGATCAGCATCCCGCGTTCAAAGTAATCCTTCAAGTAATTAAGCATACGCTCTTTGCTGGCGGATGTAGTGACCCAACCAATACTGTTGGACAAACCGCCCAGCGTATCGTTCTTGCGCCATATGTAATTCTGCATATGCCCCAGCACGTTCATCAAGCTAGTGCCGTCCTTGCCGCCCATGGCAACCGCCTGGCGCTTTAGGTTCCTCAACTCATTGATGACCGCCTGGCCGGGACCATTCACTTCCAGATTGAGAATGCTGTTCTTGTACGCACCACCCAAATGGCTAATCACCCACGCAAACTGGTAGGTGTTCAACTCGCTGGTGGCAAACTCCGCAACTTGCTCCAAACCGTCCGCATAGCAGCGAAACACCTGAATACAGAAGCGGTCAGCCCAATCGCTGCTGCCATAAGCAGGATCGGCACCAATAACATAATACCCATTGTCAACGGGTTCCTCCCAAATGCTCAGAGTTGCCAACCGCTCCTGAGACTTCATCACCTCAGTGTCTTGGAACAACTGCCCCATCACATAGCGATAGTAATCAGGCTTTGTCGCCTTGGCAGCCTTGGCCGCGTCCGTGCAACGCGATGTGCTAAAGAACGAAGTGCCCGACATGATGAACGCATAGTCTTCCGTGGGCGGGAACTCCTGATACATCAGCGCATCGTCCTTGATGCCCTCAGCCAGCTTCCACCGCCACCATGCCATCTGCCGGCTGTTCATCTCAAACTGGTACAGCTTCTTGATGTCCCTGACCCACTCCTTCTCCTCAGGGGTCAGTCGTCCATCCCAATATGTTTTATATACCGCCGTCTCTGGGTCTGCGGTGTAAAACTCGTTTCGCCACCAACCGCAAAAGATGGCCCTCTGCGTGCGAGCTTTTTTGGCCGTGACATACATATCATGGAACAGGTTGAAGCCCCGCGCAGTGCTCTCAAACATGTACAGCCTGTCCGGGTTGGTCTCAGCCAACGAAGCAAGCAACGACGCCAAACCCTCTTCATCGCCCCATGAACTCGTCTCCGTGCCGTGCAAATAGGTGATAGCCTTACCACGCCCCAAGCTGCCCTTAGCCCGCAAGCCCGCCACCTGGTAAAACAACCGGCTGCGGTTTTTCAACACCAACTGGTTGCGGTTATGCCCCTCCATCGGAATTTTGAACTGCCGCGGCAAATGCTCAAAATACATCCCCAAGGTAGACCGAAACATCTCACGGTTTTCCTCAGTGTCCGTCACCAGCGTGGCACCCAAGCCCGGATGCGTGAACACCCAATACAAATCCAACGCCAGGCTGATCGTCGTCACGCCAAGCTGACGGCCCTTCAAAATGGTGAAGAAATGCACGTCCTCTTCCAACCCACGCGCTATCTCATTCATCACATACGTCTGCGTGCCCAACAGCTTGTCCAGCCGCTGCAACCCCTTCTCCTTCGTCTCAATCTGCAACTGAGAGCAAAAAGAGTAAAACTTCTTGAGGTCAAACTTCACGGCGCGGCCTCCCACAAAAACTTGGCTTGGCCCACAACGGGCTGCCATTCACGCCCGGCGCGGTTCTGCCACTGGTCAGGCCGGTTAGCAGCGCGCTCAGCAACCAACTTCCAGCCCGCGCCACGAAGGCTCACACCGCCCTCAGATTGCAAAGTGTAGGTAATAAGCCGATCCCCACCCATAGCCTTCCACGCACGCCACGCCGCAGCATACAAAAACGAGCAACAGCCCAAAGGCGCGCTATCCTTCACGCAGCAGCGCAACACTTCAGCCGTGTAGCCTTCCGCCTGAATAATCCGAGACACCGGACGCCCCACAATACACACGCCCCACAACGCCTCACCATCGCTTACACCCACGCTAAACCTGTGCCCCGTAACCGGCTTATTATGGCGGTGAAAGTTAGCCACAAATTCATTGGCCTCTCTAAGCTCTACAGGCACAGCGCGGAGTTTTGCCATGGTTTTACCCCTAAACTTTATGCCAACACATAGCGGCCCTTGAGGTTCTTAACAACCACCCCAGCCTTCCTCAACTTACTAATCTCAATCCCCACCACACTACGCCAAGTGCTCGGCAACTCATCACCCCACAACAACTCCGCAATCTCCGCAGCACTCACACCACCCTCAACTCCCAACATTCCCTCAATCATCCGACCACGCTCACCACCCAACAACCGCCGCCTCTTCAAAACCCGCACATCACCCTCAGCCCGCGCACGCCTCAACACCCGCATCACACTACTAATGCTTACATTGCAACGGTTGCATACAACGCGCACAAGCGCACCACTCGCATACAAGTCCAACACCTTGTTCATCACCACCGTATCCATAACCAAACCCTCATCTGACACACACGTTACAACGTATATATACAACCAACCCGCCAAACCCAGTTTTTTCTTGGGGGGAACAGCGAAAGGGGCACGCTCATCAGCCCCCACGCGGCCCATGCGCGGGCACGGGTGCGGGTGCGCCAGGCGTGTGCGTGCGCGTGTGCGCGACGTTATGTTATAACATTGCGTAGATAGGTCAGGGGCCATGTCCCTATAAGCCACACAGAAGGCCGTACAGGGCTGTGTAGTGTTCTGCGCTACCACCCTACCGACCCCATCGCTAGACCAGGCTGTAGCCCTCTCAGAATGGCCTGTGCGGGGTGGTGGGAGAGGCCATTACCTTCATCATTGCCATTGAGCTGGATGTAATACAACATAGGACATAGACGCTGGCCTGATAGGGACGTGGGTTATGATATAACGTGATGGGCGATGTAACGATATAACGTCACCACGCTATGACGATATAAGACGTAATAAGGTACGTGCGCGCGCGTGAGGCAAGAAGCGTGCCATGTTGGGTTTTGTGAGGATTAAGAATTATTCACGTAGATGGACAAGATGTAACTTGTGTACACTGCGTACAATGCATACAGTGTGCGCAGGCAATCAAGCCTGAATGGGAAAGACACATGTTAGACATTCAACGCTGCGATGCGTTTGCGGTTATCAGCATTGATCGAGTTGGCAACATCCGCCAAGAGCCCGCTGCCACTCTTGAGGCCGCTATGATGCTGGCGGGGCAATACGCCGCAACGCGTATCAGCGTGACGGTTGAAGATGCGGCGGGCGGTATCGTTTGGGAAATGGAAGGTTAAGGCGATGAAGCAGGAATGGCATTGGGTGTATCGCAGCTTTCGCGCTGGCCGCATGGTGTCGCAAAGCAAACCATTCGCCACCGAGGCGGAAGCTAAAGCGGCGGCTCAGCGGTATGTGTCACGCTATCGGAAAGAGGGGGGCTTTGCCGAGGTGTGGGGCGGTAGGCTGATAGGTTGCAGCTTTAGCAATAAGAAGCTCTGTGGCAGCTTTGGCGATACGGAGGCTATGGAGGCTTACTACAAGGCGATGGGGGTTTAGCCCCCCGCCACACAAACCCATTGCGAGGTGGGCTTGTGCGGCGAATTGCCGACAACGAAAGGGAAAGACACAATGATGTTTCAAGCGATTGTGACCAAGTTTCACGGCCCGACTAACACGCGCGGATCGCGGGTTTCTGCCACGGCGGAAGCTGGCCGAATCACGCTGTCATGGGATCATGCCTTAAACGGCAGTGACAACCACATGGCCGCCGCACAGGCTTTGGCTGACAAGATGGGTTGGACAAGGGAAGCGGGCTATCCTGCACTAGTAGGCGGTGCGCTGCCCGGCTGTGCGGGTTATGCTTTCGTGATGGGGGCTTGGTAATGACCATCCTCAAAACCATGCTAGAGGCGCTTGTGTTTGCGTGGGCGATTGCAT